GGTTTGTAAAAAACAAACGTAAAAACCGAAAGTTAAAAAAGAAGATTAAGCGATTGATGAACAAGAAACTCCGTAAAGGTAAGGATGGCAAGGCTGTCAACTTTTATTGGGCATAACGGTTCTCGGCTTGGCGAAGTTGCCGAACACAAAACTTCATTAGAATTACAAATGTTTAAACTAAAATAATATGTCAAACGAAGAACAAAACGGCTTTTTTGCCAAACCCGTGTTAGCTGCTGTTTTTTTCTCTTTGATTTTCAGCAACTTAGAAAATAATTTGAAAATATCTTTGAAATAGTTTGCATAATCAAAATAAGCATCGTATATTTGTATCAGAAATTAAAACAAAAACAAAATGATAGACTTAAACACAATCACAAAAGAAGAATTTGTAAACGAATTGATACTTTCAAATGATGTTTCAGATTTTTACAACCCAAGAGAACAAAAACTACTTTCATTAGATTTTGATTTTGAAGAAATGAAAGAAGAATTTGAAAATTGGTTAATTGCTAACTGTGATAATAAATAAAAAAATGGCAGGTATAAATTATCAAGACGAGCAAGAATACGCACCAAGATTAAAGTTTAGAAACCCACCCTTAAAAACTAAGGGCGGCAAACGCAAAGGTGCTGGTGCTAAACCTAAATACTCGGAGCAAACTAAAACGGTTGCTTTTCGCTGTCCATTGTCAAAAGTTGATGAACTTAAAATTATTGTCAAGTCTAAACTTTCGGAGTGGTCGGTAAAATAGCAGCTAACTACTTACTAACCGATAAAACCTTCGCTTATCAATTAAATATTAACCCAAAATCGGAATGCAACCGAATAAATGCTGAAAAGATATGACAAACTTAACACAACCAAGATATTTAGTGATAGCGGATTATCCGAGCAGTCACTATGAAATAGGACAAATAATAGAGCTATCAGTACCAAAAGATGCAGGCGGTTGGGATATGGTCACATTAGCTAATAATGAAGAAATAATGCCTAAATACCCACACCTTTTTCGATTACTTCATTGGTGGGAGTATAGAGATGAAAAAGATATGCCTGAATATGTCAAGCATCAAGATAAAATATATAAAGTAACAGGTTGGCGTGGTAACTCTCCTTATTACGAAGGTGGTAAACATCCGTTTGCCCCCGAAGTAGTAACCCCCGCCACACTCAACGAATACAACGAATATATTAAAAATAAATAACTATGAACAAAATAAAAGAACTCACAGCACATATACGAAGATTAGCTGAAAAAGGTTATATTGTAGATTATAATACGCCTAACGAACTTAATAACGCATTAAATCAAATCAAAGTAGTTAGCGAGTTGATGAATGAAGTTGAAAAGAAACTAAAAGAACCTAACTTTTACATCGTAAATTCAAAGAAGTATCTAACAGATGAACAACGTAATTCAGTAGCTGAAAAGATAACACAAATGTCAACCACCCCCACATGGATAGAAATCAAAAGTGAAGACGATTTGCCGAAGGATGATAAAAATGTTTTGGTAATTATCGAAGGTCAGATGCAAATAATGTGCTTATGTAGCATTATAGATAATGATGTATTGTCAAAAGTATGGTGCATGGTATATGATGGCTTAGACGGTGATGGGATATATGATGATAACTACTACCCTACACATTGGATGCCACTACCAACCCATCCACAAACCACCACCACCAAATAAATTGCATTAATCAAAAATAGTTGTATATTTGCGGTATGGCAGACGAGGAAAAAACGTCGTCAAAACGTCGCGATCATCATTTAAAAGGCGCAATAGACGGCAAACCATTTACAAGCGAAAATCAGCCATCCCCTGAAGCTAAAAAAGCAGGATGGAAGGAATGGCGTGAAAAACGTATGCTTACCCAAATGATAGCTAAGAAAATGGCACAAGGTACCACACTTGAGGAATACTATCAAAGCCTATTAGATAACGCAAAAGCAGGCAACGCTAAAGCTATTGAAACGATAAATAAGGGCATTGAGGATCAAGTACAACAAATTGAACTTAATGATGTGTCAGACAAACAACAATTCATAGAGCTTCCTAACGGTACTAAAATACCACTTTAATGATAATTACATTTGAAAATAGACCTACACAGTTTGAGTTATTTCAAACTATATTAGGTAGTGCTCAGGGAATTTTACCTTATAAATTTATTGACAGTGGTGGTGCTATCAGGGGTGCAAAATCATTCACTAACTCATTAGCTTTATTAATGCTTGCAAAGAGTTACCCTAATTCTAAATGGTCGGTACACAGAAAGGATATGACTATTCTTGAAAGTACTACTATTGAAACGATTAATAAAATTATTCAAGGTCAAAAGCAATGGCAATGGTCAAAAAAGCCGGGCAATTACTATTTGACTTATAAGCCTAACGGTGCAAGGATATTATTTGTCGGTGCCAATGAATCAAGGGACAAAGATTTTACAGATACTTTAGGACTTGAAATAAATGGGTGCTTTTTCGATCAGTTAGAGGACGTGTCACATGAGTATTATCGGGCGGTATTGCAAAGGTTGGGTAGTTGGCATATTGAGAACGAACCTAACCCGGTTTGCTTATCTACTTTTAACCCGCATCCAGGCTGGATAAAGAAAGAAAAGTACCAAAGATATAAAGATGGGTTGCTAAATAGCAATGAGATATATTTTCCACTTTCACCAACAAACGAACCATCAAATACAGCCTCACAATGGGAAATATGGAGCACTATGCCGCCTGATGTAAAGGCTCGAATGATAGAAGGTGATTGGAACAGCTTTGATAATAAAAACCCATACTTTTATGCCTACGATGAAAGTAAAATGCTATCAAATGAACCTTTGCAGTACTTACCAAATTACGAGTTATTGTTATCATTTGACTTCAATATTGACCCCGCGACATGTGTAGTAGCGCAAATACAACAAGGTGCCTTTATACGCGTCCTAAAGGCTTATAAAATCAATAATTGTACGTTGAAAGAACTGTTAACCAGGATTAAAGCCGATTACCCTTATGCAGTCTTTAGGGTTACTGGTGACCCTGCGGGGAATAGTAGGAATCAAGGATATAATTCAGCAAATGAAACGATGTATTCTATAATTCGCGAAGGGTTAAACATTTCGCGTACCCAAGTCGATAAACCTCGTATTAATTACGCGGGCGAAAATGCGCAAAGGGAGATAAGAATATTTTGTAATTCGGTATTGCAAAACCATCCACATATACTATTTGATAAGGTAGGAACTGAAGATTTAAGGAGTGACATTCGTATTGCCACCACTGAAGAAGGTAAAGATAAAATGTATAAAACTTCAGGAAATACGGAATTTGGTATGCACTTATCGGATTGTTTTGTATATTTGCTGATGACTTATTGTAATGACTTTATAAAAAACTAAAAACATGACAGCAAACAAACGCAATTTCCAACAAGAATTTAGAGACAAAGTAAACGGATTAGGGATGCCAAATGAACTATTTGAAGGCAGTCCTATCACATTAGAATTACTTTGCGATGCAATTAATCCATTCCTTGCTAATATGCAAATAACGAATGAGATATTTACCTTAGATACCTTTAAAGCTATCATAGATAAAGAGTTTAATCTTGAGGTGACAAGCAAGGTATTGAACTTTTTAGTAGCACAAACCGCGACTTCATTAAGCATGACCCTTGAATCTTTTATACAGTTTCAAAGCGATTTAAGAATCGTTATCAAGAACTACAACGGACTTATTGAACCGATAAAAAAAGAGGTTGAAAGGGAAGCTAAATTGTATGAAGTAAAAATTAATACTAACGGTGAAAAAAAATAAGTTTGAAATATTTATCACTATTGCCTTAGTAATATCTATATTGCTATTGGTTTTAAACTTGATTTGTTTATGAACCCCACACGCCCAACAACACCAACAAAAACAATAGGAAAAAATAAGTTTTACAAAATTGATACAGCGGATCAAATACTACATTCGCGGTACATGGTTGCTGAAATTCAAGAACTTTATATCAGAGCTGGTATCAGTGAATCATTTTTAAAGGAAATATCAAACTTACTGATAAGTCGCGCTCAACAACAAGGTGACCATAGAACGGATATGTTTGCCATAGGCCAAAACCTTTTGCAACGTATTGGAATGGTTGCAGAAAAAAAGATGTATGAGGAATTAGCTTGTGTTTATTTCCTTATGGATGATGAACCTAATGAGTATCTACCCGAATGGCAGGAAAAGAAAAAAGCTTTGTGGGGGAAGCATCCAAAAGAACGAGATTTTTTTATCATGGAGGCGTTCAAACTCACAAACGCCTCGTTAGATACATCAGTGACCGATATATTAGCCGTATTCAAGGCAGTAGAGGAAAGAATAGAACAGCTACCCCCGTTACCGATTTAAACACGTTAATTCAAAAGCATATTGAGGAAAGGAACTATTTAATAAGTTCCCTTGCTGATTGGAAACCATCGGAGATAAAAGAGTTATGGTCATGGACTGTTGAGGGCATTTACCAACTGATACTTAGCAACAACGTAAAAGCTAAGAAAACGGAGGTTAGTCGCAAAAATAGCGAAGTTGGTCGCAAAGTATTAGGTAATAAGAAAAAAAATAATTACTAATTATCTATTTAATTTAGTAATTTTACAACATGAATGTAAAAACATTAATCTATATAGGTTTATTGTTTATATTTCTATTGGCTATTGTTGTAACTTTTAAAAATATTCTATGTTATTAACCACCGCTATTTTAGTATCAAATAGCTTTGTATTGCAAAGTAACGGTTTATATAAAAACGGTGACTGTTATATGGATATTTATTTTCATATCATTTACATAGATAACGCCTATCCAATGGTTACAACGGTTGCAGAAGCTAACGCTCAATTCACCGCATTATCAATCCCTATAACACTCGTATAAATGGCAACAGTTTATGACTTAATCGCAAAAATAGGATGGGATACTAACGCAAGGGAGTTAGAACACACTATTGACCTTACAAGACAGCAGGGCAAAATGGTCGATGAGTTGCGAATGAAAGGTGCGCGATTAGAACAACAAATCGTAAAGACTAATGACCCTAAAAAACTAAAGAAGTACAATGATGAACTTCAGGAAACGCGTAAACGTGCAGATGCGATAACACAAGCGCAAAAGAACCAGGCAAACGTAGTTGAAGGGTTGAATAAACGCCAAAAGGAATTACAGCAATTACTAAGGGCAAATAATGATCCAAAAGTAGTTCAAGGCTTACTCCGTTCACTTCATCAGGTTGAGAACCAATTACATGTCATTAATGCACAAGCTACTACACTTCCTAATAAATTAGGTGGGTTGGGTAAATCATTAATGCAAGGGATAGGTGGTGGCATTATAGGAGGGGGTATAGTGGGTGCGGTTGCCTTAGCTTCAAATGCTATTAGTGGTTTTTTTGGCGATAGCATTAAAGAAGCTGCCGAAGCTGAACAAGGTCTTTTGAGATTCAAACAAACACTTGATAATCTTGGCAAAGGTGATTTATTCGATGGGTTGGTAGCAGATGCAGATAGATTAGCAAAAACGTATAAAAACCTATTTGATAATGATGATATTTTAGCAGGTCAGGCAAAGTTCATTGAAGGTACAAGGGTAACGGAAAAGCAACTAAAACAGTTAATTCCCGTATCAATAGAACTTGCTGCAAAGTTAGGAACCGATGTAACAACCGCCTCCGAAATGCTAACAAATGCTATTATAGGACGTACTTCACCTGAATTAAAGCGTTTAGGCTTAAACATGAAAGGTGTAGGCACTGAAACGGGTCGCGTTAATGAAATAACGGGCGATTTTGCTAATTTATTGACTGGGAGTGTTGAAACGGCATTGCAGACAGCGGTTGGTAGTACGCAACAACTTAGACAGCAATTAGCAAATCTTGAAGAGGACTTGGGTCGTAAATTATTGCCACTTCAAAAGCGGTTAACTCAATTCAAAATATCATTAGTTGATGCCTTTAATTACGCCTTAGAAACGGATGCTGAAAAACAGTCAAGGCAAATAGAACTTGTTAGCGATACATACTTAAAAAAGTTCAAGGAAGAGGGTAAAGTAGGTAAGGTTTCGCAAGAACGTATTAAAGAAACTATTGCATTAAGAGAGAAAGAAGTATCGCAAATTAAGGAAGGGCTTACGTTGGCAAATAAACTAACCAAAGATGGGGACGGTTTGCAAAAAATTAGGGGCAATTCAGTTATTAAGCAATTAAATAACCAATTAATATTAAAGCAAGGTGAGATAAACGCGCTTAGTACTATGGTTATTACTAACGGTAACAAATCAATAAACGAAAACGCGGGTGCTGATGATGTAGCTAAAGTTGAAAAAGCTAAAGGTGAAACAGCCGAACAGCGAGCGCAAAGATTACTCCGAGAACAAGAAGCCTCCGATAAAATCATTCAAGATGCACGTTTGTCACTAATGGAAGAAGAGGCGCGCGAAATCGCTCAACGTGAGGCGCGTTACGAAGAGGATAAAAAGAAACTTAGAAAGGTGTCAGCCGATGACCGTTTAGCGTTTGAAGAGGCCTTGCAAAAGGATATTGCAGCGATACATGATAAGTACAACCAAAAGGAATTACAACGTATTGACAAGCAATATGAGGATATTACTAAGCAGATAGATGATAACTTCAAAGCTAATGTAAAACAAGGTCAAGAAAAGGACGCAAAAGATAAAGAGTTTAGAGATAAGAACCTTGCCGGCATGCAGGAATATGCAAAAGAGCAAAGTGACTTAGCAAAACAAGCTGAAGATGCTGACAATGAGGCTACTCAACAACTCATAAGAAATGCACAAGAATTAATATCACTTGGTCAGCAAGCATTAGCGCAAGAACAAAGGCGTGTTGATAAGCAAATATCACTTCAAGAAGATAGGGTTGAATCAGCGCGTAAAAGTTCGACAGCTTCAGTAAAAATCGAAGAGGATAGGCTAAATGAACTATTGGCTAAACGTAGAAAGTACGAACAAGCGCAAAGGGTAATAGATGCGGCGGTCATTGTAGCAAATCAAGCGGTTGCAATTAGTGGCGCGGTTCGTACGATTGCAACAAGTGGAAACCCTATCTTAATTGCGGCTAATGTTGCAGCAATAGCGGCGGGTATCATTGCCTCAACGCTTGCAGTTCGTAGCGCGTTTTCTGATGATGGCTTTTATGATGGTGGTTATACGGGTGACGGTAACCCGCGCGAAACATCAACTGCACAAGGTCGAAGAGGTTACAAGTATCACAAAGGGGAGTTCGTTATGAATCATGAGTTAACCAACCAACATAGGGATATGTTTGAGGGCATACATAAAGGGGAGTTAATGGTTAAGCAAATGGGTGATGGTTATTATTTAGCACCTTCATTAGATGTTGATAGCGCGGTTAGTGATTCGACAAATGCCAGGATAAATTTTGATGTATCTTCAATGGTTAGTGAACTAAGTGAGATTAAAGGATTCTTAAAACATTTGAATCTTAACGTAAATAATAATTTCGATCAAGACGGCTTTGGTCAAGCGGTAGGCGGTCAATTAAATGCTATCACAATTAAAAACCTACTAAGAAAATAATGCAAGTAGGATTCTCATTAAATTGTTCAGGTACGTTTACAGATTATACAGAGTTTGTGGATGTGACAGCGTTAAAGATGACAAAGTCTTTAGATGAACAAAATGACCCTCAAAAGTCAATAACAAGTGATATTGAATGTTACGGGGATGCTTATACATTTATAAGAACAAACATAATTGATAGCGTTAATCTATATTCAAACTCTATTTGCGTTCAAGTCACTGATGATGATTGTGGCAATGTATTTCAATTCAAAATAGAAACTAAAAACTTAAAGTGGTGTGACGGTGATATATGCAAAATATCAATGGCGTTGGTAGAATACAACCCCGTTATTGATTGCGTTAAAAATACAGTTATTTCTGACAATACTAATGGTGAATTTCAAGAGTTCCCGGTTAGTGGTAACCCTCACCCTCGATTCAGATATTGTGACGTTATTAAGCCTACATTCTTATTTGGTTTTATCATTACGTTTGTCAATGCAGTATCAGCATTGTTAGCATCTATTAACTTTGTTTTACTCGTTACATTTGGGCCGATAATCAACACTATTAACGCGTTTTTTGGTACCTCATACGCTATCCCTGCCATTCCTGACCCGTTCAGTTCAATAGTAGGTTGCAACCGTTTATACCCCGCGCCTTTTGTAAGGACATATATTGATAATGTTTGTACTATTTGCGGTGTGACAGTTGATGATACAACCGATACAATATTTCATGAAGTAACAAGTAATTACTACAATACAGCCTTGCTAACAGCATATACCACTAAAGGGGTTAAGGATTCATCAACTAAGGATTACATCATAAATAACCGACCTTCATGGACTTTATTTGACTTAATGAGTAAGCTAAAGATTCCATTTAACGGGCGTTTTTTCTTTAAAAATAATTTAGACTTACACTTTGCGCGTAAGGACTTGATAGGCGTTCAATTATGGGGTGCAACGCCTACTGTCGATGTAAGCGATACGGGGGCGGATAATACAAACTTATTAGGGAATGTGTGCTATCAATGGAACGGTGATGGTAAGCCATCGCGTATAAACATGAAGTATAGCGCGGATATGAGCGATAACATAGGCAATGAGTTGTTATCTCGTTTTAACGGTGAATACTTATCACCTGCAAACCCTAACTATAATACACCCGTTGAAAAGGTAACACCCGATTTTGGCGCACAGTCATTTGTATTGGATGGTAAAGATACCATTTGGGATGCAAACCTTGTAAATGCTATTGGCCCGATGTTAGCCGGGTTTAGTTATGATGGGGTATTGAAAACGCAAGGTGACACGTTACAACTTGCAAAGCTGATTATTTGGGATGGGATAAGTATGACCGATTCGCGTCCCTTTAGCGATGCTTGGATTCCTTACTTAGCTTTACCTGCATTTGCTGATGATGACGGTGGCTTTTTTCCAGTGAGTGCAAGTGATTTATTCAATTACAATTTTCCTTACTCATTTGACCCTGATGCGGACTTAATAAGTAGTGGTAATTTGTGGCAATTTCATAGTATTGATATACCTTCAGCAAGCAAAAAAACAAACATATCATTTGAATATAAGTTGCAAATGTGTTGCGCTTATATGAGTTTAGAATTATATATGTCAACTCAATTTAACACAGATGAAGGTGAAATAAATTATATTGAGTATGACTTTGCAAGACGTGAAATTTTAATAAAAGGAAATTTAAAATAATGATACAACTATTTGAACAAACAAGTATAGACAGTAATTGTGATATTGGCCCGAATGATGCACCTTTTACGATGCCATTAATGCCTCATGACCATGTTTTTTTACGATTACAAGTACCGTATTACCTGGTTGATTTTAACGGTGGCGGTTTGCCTATTGGCGCAAATATTAGTGTAAGCATTTGGAACGTGGTTGCAGATACGCAATATTGCGGTTACGGTGCGCCATCAACAAATCGCTATCTTTATAACTTTGTCAATGATGGAACGAAACGAATAGGAGAATATAGATTTATGATCCCGTTGCGATTAACTGATGATTATGTGACAAAAGCGTTCACAGTTGTTGCGGGTGATAATATCCTTGCAACTATTGATGGAGTAAACTATAACTGGATTTATGGTACCGATTCAATACCTTATCCATTCCTTGAGTATGTATCAGGCGGTATTTGTGTTCGTATTCCTACAAGTGCAACATTCACGCTATATGTCAATGGAAGTGGCGTTATTGCAGGTAATTTGTTCACTGATGATTCAACTACTTGTTTTACAAATGAATGTTTTAGAGTTCGTATAGGGGTGCAATTTGGCGGGGTATGGTATTACTACTATACAAAGGTTTTTCAAATGGTTAAATGTGATGAGGATACAATACTACTTCAGTCACAATACGGTGCAAATATGGTTGATTGTGCAGGGCAATTCTATAGAGGTGCTACAAACTATTTAGGGGTTAATAATCTATACTTAAGGATAGCGGGTGATACGGAACGCGTACCATCAAAACTAACTAATTTTATAAATGCTAAATGCTTTAAATACAAATCAGATATAACAAAACAAATAAGGTTGCGTTCATTACCGATGCCATCATGGTATCAGGATGCAGTTGAAACAATAGCTTTAGGTAAGAATTTTAGTGTTGATAATGACACCTATCAGATAGAAACTGAAAATATTTTTGAAAATAATGACAATATTGGTAGTGTTTTTCAAAATCTTAATGTAATTTTGTCAACATGCAAGTGCGAGAACGTTTTTGTTTGCTAAAAATAAGGGTTGCAAGCTCAATTATTTTTAACTTTAAACAATTATAAAAATGTTTTCTACATGTAATTCAGCATGTGTCGATACGGTAACAATACCGTTAACAACACAATGCGACACATATCAACGTAGTGAGGTGCCTGTAAGGCTTATAGTTGCTACTTGTGACACTGACTTTCCCGTTGGTGATTACGATGATTTAGTACATGCCACCGCATTTGCTGCACTCGTAACATCAAACAATATTAGTGCTACTTTTGAACTAACAGACTTTACATGGGCAGACCCTACAACCACCACAAAGCAATATAAATCAAGGCGTTCACCTGCCAGCACGATAACAACGGGCAGACAGTTAACCGCTAAAGATTATAACGCAACTGATACCGATGCAACGGGTACAGCCTTTCCATATTTTGACCGAGATTTTTACAGAAATGTGATCCAAAATAAAGCGGTTAAGATTAGAGGCTATGTAACTGAGCAGGGTCGCATTTACTTATTTCTTGACCAAAATGGACAATTTATGTCATACGATGTGAATTTCTTTACTGGTTGGGATATTGAAGTGGATGGTAAATCAGTAGAGTTTAAAAACTATGTATTAAACTTTGTTGCTGACCCGCTTATCACTATCGTTACTCCTTATTTGGATTTGCAACTTGCAGACCCTACTGACTCTTTAAACTTAGCCTGGATGTATCAAGCGAATTAATTAACTTTTTAAAACAAAAAAAAACAACAAAAAAAAATGAAAAAATCAATTTTCGTGATGCTGACACTTTTAACAGCAATTATCTTTTCTTGCAACCATACAGCAAGCGCACAAGTAATCTTAATTAGTGACGGTAATAGCAAGGCTATTGACACGCTTACTAATGCAGCTACTGAATCCTGGACTTCACCCGTAAATCAATTGAATAGCGGAGTTGAGGGTAAGTATCGTTTACATTTCGATTGTGCAAACATAAGCGGTACAAGCACCTTTAAAGTAGTAGTTCATTCACGCGCGTATGCAGGTACTGGCGCGGGTTATTCATTGCATCATAAAAATGCAGGAACTACTGGTATTAATTGTGACACATTGCAAGTTACAGCAGGTGTACCCGCTTCGTGGGATTTTAATTTAGCGCCCGTAAGTGGTTCAAATGCAGGTCGCGCGTTAGGTTTCAAAGTTTACTTTATAGGAACTGGAACACAAAGCACGCAAATCAAAAATGTTGCAATAATCACACAAAAGTAATTCCAAACATGGACTTTAATTCCTTTTATCAGGATTACAGCAAAAAAAGAAAGTTACCTCTACCCTCCGACATTAACGAGAGGGTAGAGGCTTCTTTAGCTGTTCAAATCCATACGACGGGCGCGCGCCCTAAATTCTATGCAAAAAACTACGGATGGATTGAGCCCGCGAGTTATGATAAAAGATTTGATAAATTATTTGCCACAAAGCTACTCAATAGGCACCCTAACGAGAACGATGTTCATTACAATTGGCGTTTATCTGTTTATGCGCCCGTTGCAAAAGAGTTATATGATAGATTTTTAACTATGTGTAGGGGTACTATTCTACAACCAAATAGTTATGATTTATCAGTTGATGAGAAAACAGAAGATTACTTAAAGTCAGGATTTGTTTATAATACACTATTCAAAGGAATAGACTTTGTTTTGCAGAATCCTTATGGTTATATGGCGGTCATAGAATCGCGCGATGAAGTGGATGAAAGTGAGGCAATGGAGCCAAAGATAATATTCTTTAGAGCTGACCAATTATTAATGAGTGACGAAGATAGTATTGCCTTCAAACATGATGGTAAAATATACTACTTTAACTCAACTGTTCAAATTACAGTTCATGGTAAAGACCAATTTGAATTTGTACACAATTTAGAAAAATATCCCGTTTGGGAAATAGATAATAATTTCATTGAACCATTTGTAGCATGGAGTGACTTGTTAGTGCGCAACATGAACGATGATGAGGCAATGACTAAGCAATACAGCTACCCTATCAAACAGCTTGTAATGCCAAAGTGTAACGCGCCTTCATGTGTTAATGGCATTGTAGTTGATATGACAGACCCGCTAAACCCAAAGAGAGGTCAATGTGGTTCATGTCATGGAACTGGTGTAATGTCAATGAATCCAGGCGATAACTACACGATAAGTGAGGAAAACTTAATTAAGAATAATGGCAATATGTATGACATGGCTAAGTTCATAACACCCGATATTGGCATACCTAAATACCATCTTGATAGGTGGCAAATATTCTATGATAGAACGGAAAAAAGTTTGTGTTTAAACAAAAAAATAAATGCTACTGAATCGGGCGACGCAAAGCGTGAGGATAGAAAAGACCAATACTTTTATTTAATGACTATTTCTAACTTCGTATTTAAGCAGTTAGAACGTGGTATTGAATACATATCAAAGTACATGAACTACAATCAAAGTTCACAGCGATTTGAGGATATGGAAGTGGTATTGATACCACCTAATCAATTCGACTTAATGACTGATAGTGACTTGATTTTAGAGTTTGCCGAATTACAAAATAAATCAGATGATAGTCAGTTACTATCTGAAATGCAGTATCAGGTAAATCGTAGGGTTTACCGTAACGATAAGGTGCAATTAATGATTAATGATATAATGTATTATAATGATCCATTGTATGGGGTTTCAGGTAACGCGTTAAAGTCTAAATTACTTAGTGGCGTTTATAATGAACGAGATAAAATAATACATGAAAAAGGGTATAAAATACTTTTAGGCATGGCACGCGAAATGACGCCTAAAGTATTCATTGATACTGACATGAACGCGCTTGTTAATCGGTTTAATGAGTTAATACCGGCACCTAAAGGAATTTATGACAACTAATGAGAAACTTGTAGATGAATTAATTAAGAACGCGCCCAAAATGGAAAAGGCGGTGCTTGATAAGCTATTGATGCTCATTGATGATCTTGATACTAAGGGAGGTGTATTCACCAATGCAACGCTAAGTAATACGGAGTTATTACAAATGCAAGACGCAATAAGACAAGCATTGAAAACATCAGGTTACGCTAAGGAATCAGAGATATTTTTACAAGATTTAGGCAAGATTACTATTAACTCAAACATAGTATTAAATGATGAGGGTTATCGGTTTCCTGAAGTTGCGTTAACAGATTTGGAAAAGAAGTGGCAAACGCTAACGAGTGAAAGCCTTTTGAATAGTGGTATTAGAAATGAATTTGAGATGCCTATTTTAAAGATACTCAATGAGAATATATCTTATGGTAATTCGATAAGTGAAGCTAAAAAAACACTTCAAGAGTTTATTGCAGGTGGTGGTGATAAAACGGGTAAACTACAAAGCTATTTAACCGTAACAGCGCGTGACAGCATAGGACAATTACAAGGTCAACAAATGCAAGCGGTGGCCGTTGCAAACGGTTATGAAGGCATAAGTTATACGGGCGGTTTGCTAACCGATTCGAGAGGGCAATGTTACAGATGGATTAAAGAATTAAAGGGGTTTATACCTAAAGAACAACTACAAGCGGAAATTGATTTGGCGGTTAAGTATGGCAAAGAAAAGAAAATAGTTGATGGCCATAAATACGGGGGCATGATGGCAAATACAACGGTTGATAATTTCTTTTTGAAGCGTGGAGGTTTTGGATGTATTCACACTGCAAGTCCTAAGAGGAAAAAGCCAAAGTAAAACTACCATTACTCAAATTAACCGTATCATTTACACTCACTGAAGGTGAAATTAAACGCGCCTTAAATACTCCGCTTATAGTTGAATCGGTTATTGATGTAATCTTTACATAAGTATCATTTGCACATTTATTTAACGCGCCTTGTTTCCAATACTTATTGGAGTAGCCTTTGCCATTTTCGTATAGTAAAAAATAAACCTGGTTTTTATCACAAATAGAAATCGTATCGGTGTACAATGTAGCTATTAAATTATCGGTGCTAATATCGCAACTAATAACCCTTCCAACTACACTATTATCATTGCAACTCATTGAGTTATAATCACATGGTAGCGCGGATTTGACAAAGTTTTGATTTGTCGTAAATGATACATCTAAAGTATCGTTAATTGTGTAGGATATTGACCCACTAACAGCGTTTAAAATCGGTTGTTGTTGAGGTTGTTGGTTACAACTAATTGCAAAGAATAAAAAAGGAATTAAGTATTTCATGATGTTTATTTTTGACAAAGGTAGTGAATTTTACAAAAAAAGCTCCGTATTTCTACGGAGCCTCACGCCAGAACCAAAATAAAAAACATGAATCATTGCAAATATATAAAAAATTAATTTATATTTGTACTAAAATTATTCAACATGGCAAAACAAAAAGCGATAAAAGTCGAAAAAGAAGCGGTAAACGTAGAAACAAAACCAGACATTCAGGCCTTAGCAGTTGAATCTAAAGTAACTCCATTGGTAGGTAAAAAGGTTTCATCTAATACGGGAACGGGTGGTAAGGTTAGACTTCGACACTCTGAAACGAATGTAATCATTACGGGTTTTATACCTTTACATTTAGCACAAATGCAAATCAAACAAAACAATAAAATAGAAATTGTAAATGAGTAAGAAAAAAACAACACCCGAACAAGAAGATTCAATTATTGAAGTACCTACACCCATTGAGGCAAAGGTGCCATCATTAATTCCATCGAATGAAGTTAAATTGAAAATAGGATATGTGTTTGCAAAGTTGAAAGGTACTGATACAATAGTTCAAGTATCGGCAAAGCAAGTAGGCAAAGCATATACAGAAGATAAATGGGAATTTTTAACCGATAAAAAAAAATAACACAATTTCTACCAAGATCAAAAAACAAAACAACTACAAACTGCCAAAATTGTAACCAATAAATAAAAAAAAATATATGTCAAAAAAACTTAAAAAACTACTTGAAAAACTTAACATCGAAAACGTAGATGAGGTACTTGCTAAAATCAATGCCGATGATGATAGCGATGAAATCATTGATACATTGCTTACCAAAGCACAAGGGTACGCAAAACCATTTTTAGAGGCTGAATTTAACGCCAAAATAAAAGATGAACGCCACGCATCAAAAGGCAAAGGAATGAAAGAAGCTTTGAATATTGCAAATGAAACTTTTGGTAATATCCTTAGTAACAAGGAAATTGAGGATGTTATGAAAGACCCTGCAAATGAGGGCAAAACGATTAACGCGGCAATGAAACTTATAAAAGAAAAGATAAGCGAAAAGACGGGTAAAAGTGAACCAGAATTGCAAAAAATGTTAGACTTGGCAAATGGGAAAGTTAGTGAGTATGAAACGAAGATGAACGAAATGCAAGCTAAGTTTGAAAAAGACTTGGCAAGTGGTATATCGGCGGTTAAATTGAAAGCGGTTTTAAATGATAAACTTATCTCAATATTGCCTAAGTACACAAATATGCCACCCGCAAAAGCCGCGAAACTTATCAGCAATGCCATCAGCGAAAAAGCTCATTTATCTTTAAAGGGTGAAGATGATATTTCATTACATGATGTACTTGATAATGCAATACCATTAAAGAAAAATGCAACTGAATTACAAACTTTTGAAGGGTTGGTAAGTGACATAGCTAAAGAGTATGAATTACCAGTGGCACAATCACCTGGTGTAAAGAAAATCGAAACGAATAGACGTGACGAAAACAAAGATGACAATAAACCAAAAATATCAGAAAACGCAAGCGCTATGTTAGCCGCATTAGAGGCTGCAACCGCTTAAAAGATACTTGCAACCCTTGACAGTGGGTAACTGTCACAAACAAAAACAAACTTTGGCTTGTAAGCCTGCCTACTTAAAGGCTTACACTCATTTTTTCTTTTTGGAGTTAATTCTGCCTATTTAAGTGAATTGAAAACAATTTTATTAACAATTAAACTTAATTTAAAATGGCATTAAATAATTGCTCTGCACAAGTGCAGGCTAAAATATTTGACCTTTACGAACGTGGCGCATGGAATCCTCATGTAGGCGTGTTAGACTTCGTATTCTCACCTGCCAATGGTGCAAAACTGCAAGTCGAAATGATAGGTAGACCAAATGGCAAAAACACACAATATTCAATTACTTATCCCGTTGCAGTTTGTACCGCAAATGTATCTTCAGTTGTATGTACCGATGCAGGCGCGGCAACTGAAATGACATCATGCGTTGCGTTTAGTGGCTTTGAGTACTTGTCAAGTGGTTGGATAAAAGCGGACGTTTCTCAATTTAGAGATTTAGGACAGTTGGAAGTGGTGGAAGTTATGAGCCACCAAGCTTCACAGAAAATGAAACAGTTGAAAGCAGATGTTGGCTTAGCGGTTTTACTTGCTATCAATACTGAAGCAGCATCAGGATGTATCGACGGTACAACAACAACCCGTACAATATCATTAATTGATGTGAACGGTGCGCCCGTATTCAATACGGATGTTGATATTAGCGCGGACTTCATGGATGCTGGATTTGATGGTTCACCTATCTTGCTTGGTAATCGACAGTTGTTGAAGTATGTAAATGGTATTAGTAACGGTGCAGGAAATCAATACGGTCAACGTGTTGACACTATCGACACTTTCTCAGGTGCCTACTACGATAAAAACATCAACGCTACCAATACAGCACCAACTACACCAGGTAATGAAGTGATGTTTGCAATTTTGCCTCAATTGGTAAATGTAATCTCATGGAGTGCTAATGTTGGGATTTTTGCAACCCGTAGCGGCGGCATGACTATTAACAGTGTTGATCCAATGAAATTAGTTAACACAGATAACTCAACCTACATGCACACTGTATTGGCAGACCCTGCAAGTGGTATGATGTTTGACTTTGACATCATTTACGATGCGGCGTGTAAGTCTTTCAAATGGAAACTTGATACCTATTACAAAGTAGTGATACTTGATTTGATGGGTTGTAAAGAATCTTGTTTTAACGGAATCATTAAGTATGACATCTGTCCTACTATCCCCGTTAATTGCTTAGAAGCACCCGTAGTAGCCTAATTATTAATAAAAGGGGCGTAAAAACCCCTTTTTAATTTTTTTATCAAATGAGTTGTTTATCAAACATAATAGGCGTAAAAGACCCTTGTAGTAATACACTGCCAACCACGCTAAGCGGTTATTATATTACTGATTATCCTGGAATAAGTTTACAGTCAGCATCAAACATAGCTGATGAAAAAACCATTACGGGGTATGAGTATTTAAAAGACCTTGTAAGACGTGCAATGATGCGACTTAACAATGATTTGCTATCATATATCAATAATGAATATATAGTAAATACGGTTAAAAAAAGCATTTGGAAAAGTGGTAACTACAACCAACCATTATCAACTATTGCAAGTGGTTCAGCAAGTGAGCAACGTGGTTTATACTTTCAAAAAAAGCATATCATGTGCGATTTGTATAAGCTATTTATCCCGCGTGTTAGAATACTTGCAAATTATACGGGTGATAGTGTGCTTACTATCAATGATGTTAATGCGGGAATTGCATATCCTATACCCATTGCACTTGTGGCGGGTGTTGAGCAAGAATACGAGATAGAGTTAGCAATACGAGGTGATGAAGTTCGCGTTACATTGCCATCAAACATAAGCGTGTATTCAAACAAACCAATGTGTGGAATAGGATGTGGTAATACTGCCATAAGTGACGCTGTTATTGTTTACGGTATTAACAATGGATCCATTGATAAATTAGAGGCATACGGTATTGAGGTTGATATTTTGGTGAAGTGTGACCTTAGTCGTTTGGTTTGCGACATGGCATCTGATAATATGATAGGGCAAGCGGCGTATGAGTTAGCGGGTGCAATGTTTTATGATGAAATGACAAAGAGTAACCGAATGAATTATTTAACGATTTTCAAAGGTGAGGAATTAAAACAGCAAGCATCAGCAGGTTTTGAATCGTATCGTAATTACATGGCTAATGCCTTCGCGGGGTTGCGTAATTACTTAGTAAGTAAAGACGGTGGGTGTAAATGTATTGATTGTGGTGGAGTTCAAATAAAAACAAATGTCTAATGAATTTGAAGAGTTCTCGGTAATGCTTGAGGGTGTGGTAAAGCAATTAGATAGCCAAATGCCCGATATTATTAGCGTATCAGTTATGACCGAATTGCAAGCGCAACACAAGCAACGGATATTTGGTGATGGGTTGAATAGTGAAGGGCAAAAAATAGGTGAGTATAGTAGTAAAGAGGGGTATTATTCAAAAGAGTTGTTTATAAGAAAATCAGCATTTAAGCAACAAGGTAAAAACAAAAAAGGAAAGTTAGAAAATGGTAAAGATAGAAAAACAATGTATCTTCAAGGCGGATATACAGAGTTTAGAGATATTCAAGGCAGGCAAACGGAGTATGTAGATATAAAGTTTTCAGGGAGTGCAGAAAGAGGGTTAAATGTAGTCAAATCAGGTAACGCAACATTATACGGTACCACTGATTTAAAGGAATCAAAAAAGCTACTTGGGAACTCAGAAAGGTTTGGTGATTTTTTAAGCCTAACAACAAATGAACAAGAATTTATAAAATTAGAATTACAAAATGAAACAAAACAAATAATAGAAAAATATGCAAAGCCTTAATGACATAAAAACATATTTACTTAGCAAATACCCACAATTTAACGCGGGTTATGCGAATGTTGTTAAGTTGCAAGATAGTGATATTCTACTTGATGAGGACAAACAACTATATGCAGGTATTGAGGACACTAAAGGAAATTACTTTTATATACGAGAATTAAAAACCGCTACTTATGATCCAATGAAAAGAGGTGTTAGGGTAGCTTATTATAAAAAAACAATGCCATGTAGAATAGTGGCGGTAATGGTCGAAGGTAACGCGGACGTATTGCTTAAAATGCTGATAAACGGTATCACAGCTAAACGACACTTTGTAACCGATTCACAAACTGAAGCTACAACGGTATTTAAAGAAGAAACGGGCAAAAACTTAACCCGAAAAGAGATGACAATAGTATCAGTTGATTTTGAAATTATTGATATTGTCACACCAAAAGATTGTTCACTAAACCCCTGCAATTGCTAAAATGAGTTGTTGTTCAAACCCCACCGATTTAGGATGTTTTGATTCATGTCAAACAGTCACAATATCATCATTAACTGGATATGTTGCTAATGATATTTATATTAGCTATGCCTTTAACGGTGCCTTTAGAAAACAGTTAGTAACGGAGGTGACGAATACGGGTCAGCCTATCATCGACCTTTCAACTTTCAATGAAGATTACTTTTATACCTTTGAACTGATTAACCGAATATCGGGTGTAAATCTTGGGTGTTATAAGATTAAAATATTCCCATGCGCAGGTCAGTTAATTGATATTGAATCATGTGTATCGAGTGACTGTCCTAATGGTAGAGAAGTATCGTATTTAAGCGTTATTGAGGAAATAAATTGTAGAGTTGATGGGGTTAACTTTTATGTTGACTTAACAAGCGCAACATTTATAGATTTAGAATCACAAATAGCACCAACCGCCGCGTATAGTGTGCAATGGGGTGACGGTTCACCACTTGAAGCGTTTGGTTTCGTTACTGAGTTATCGCATGATGTATCAAGTTTAGCAGACGGGGTTTATTATGGCTTTGTTTATGAGGCGTATAGTACCGCTTACAGTATGTTTTGGTACGAGGTTGCAAGCGGTGTAGTAGTTGATTATCAGAAAAATAGAACAGTTGAAATTGCAGTGGCTTTAACTTGTGATTTATACCCCGATTATACGAATGATGTTGATGATACTGCCGAGATAACATCAGGGTATATTATCAATAAAAGTGACATTAGTATTTATGGCATTGAAGTTAACGCAGAAACATACGCTGGCGCGGTAATACTTTACAACGAAACGGGTCAATTATTATCATCATTACAAAACGTAGGTAGCCAGGTTATCAGTAGATACCAACTATCAACGGGCGTATTTATTAATAACTTTTCAATTTTAAGAACAAGATGTATATCCTAATTTTACTATTCGCACTGTTCGCATTTGCAAGCAATGGACTTGCTAAATTGTACCTTTATTTAATTCGTAAAGGGCAATTATTTTCCTTCATGCAAAAGCCTATTGTTTATCTTCAGGATAAAAAAAATCCTTTGGCTATCTTTGCCTATAAGTCAATAGGTGGGTGCGAAGTATGTACAATACAAAGATTTGCAGATGTTGCGTTTATTGTGCTTATTTACATGGCACCAATACACTTACATTGGCTATTATGGTCATTCCTTTATTGCTTATTTGGCGGTTTGTCATTCTATGCTACTATGCTTACTCAACGTGAACAAACGCCTAAAACAACTCAAAAAATCAATTTACAATGATACAAAAAATAATCCCTTCAACGGTTACGAATATAACCCTACTTTACTCATCAAAACAGTACCTATGTTACGCGCCCGTTCTTACAGTGGGTGCAGTGTTTCAATTAGGTAGTGCTACGGTAGTACCAACTTCAACGGATGAAAGCACCTTTGTTTATGATGTTGAAGTTTTGCTAAATGACCAAAACCCTTGTATCATTGATGATAACGGAAATGTTTACATGGAAGTATCATGGTATAAACAAAATTTTGGAACTACACCACCTTCAAGAGTACCATAATGGCAAGATCACAAGCATACGAAAATATTTACTCAATAATTAAGTTTAGTGAGGATTCATACAATGCGGGAACGGGCGTTGTAACTACTGCAAACAAGTATATAAGCGGTTCGATAGACTGTTTTATTGACGGTACTTTGACACATCCTACAAGGATTACGGAATTGACACTTACAACGTACTCAATAAGTCCTGCGCCTAAGGCATCATCAAAAATAATAACTAAATATAACCCATTGAATTAATGAAAAAGATACTTTTAATTTTACTTTTATTGCCATGCTTTGCATCAGCGCAAATAGAAACATACTTAGTAAGTCCTTATGGTAATATTGAATTTGATAGTGCTAGAGTTATGACCATTGACAGCGGTATCATCTATGTTACCCCTACGATGTTAAGCGATTCATTGGCGGGGGTTGGCGGTGGTACTGATACAAACGCCCTAACGACTAATACCACAATGAGCTCAACACTTGATACAGTGCAAAGGAATGGGGTAAATTCGGCGTTGCATCTTAGTACAATTGCAGTCAAGCTATTAAGTAATGGAATAGGAGGTACGGCACCATATAGCAACGGTTTACACATGGTCAACTATTCACCTGCAACGGGGTCAGCTTTAGCAAATCAGCAAGTATCACCTGGATTACTTTTAGAGGGTCAAGGTTGGGCGACTTTTTCAGGGGCAAGTCAGTCGGTAAGGTTTAACATTTACACAAATCCAGGTTCAGGGGTAACAAATCCAATAGGGAACTTAATATTTTCAGCATCAATAAATAATGCACCCGAAAATAACCCCATGTTTCTATCCAATAAGGGGCAATTAACCGTTGATAGTTCATTAACCGTTACAGATGGAACTATTGATATTGCAGGTACACAGTCCATCAATGTAGGTTCGTATCATGGTATACATAACGATGCAGGGTTTACTTCAACGGGTGCAAGTGATTGGAAAGGGTATTGGATGAGTGGAACGATAACGCAGTCAGGCGGTGGAAGTGGAATAACAAGGGGTATTTACCTTAATCCGGTTGTAACAACCGCCGCAGATTATCGGGCAATTGAAACAACAAACAGTATAGGTAAATCCATTGTTACGGGTTCGGCACCTTCTACATTTGGGGGTACTATTACATTTCCAACCCCATTCACATTAGGCGCAACATCGGTAACATCAACGGGAACTCAATTAAATTACCTATCATCAGCAACGGGTACAACGGGAACGACTACAACGAACTTAGTATTTAGCACCTCACCTACTTTAGTCACACCAAATTTAGGTACCCCTTCAACATTGGTAGGTACAAATATAACGGGTACAGCATCAGGTTTAACTTCTGGAATAACAAATGCTTTAAAATCAGCAACAACTACGGTAAATGTATCTTCTGCAACAGCACCAACATCAGGACAGGTGTTAACAGCAACAAGTAGCACCACAGCAACTTGGCAAACATCTTCTGGAATACCACCACAGTTAGAATATAATAATACAGATAAAACTGTATGGTGTAATGGTAAATTGGATTATGCGACAAATACAAATTTTGGAGAAAGTACGATAACACAATTGTCTGGATTTGCTTTTCATAATTCTGCATTTGGATATACAACGATGTTTGGCAATACAAGTGGCAGTTACAATACTGCTTTTGGCTCTCAATCACTATATTCAAACTCAACAAGTTTATACAATTCTGCATTTGGGCAAACGGCTTTATATTCTGCAACAGGTGGGTATAATACAGCCGTAGGAGGGTCGGCATTGTATTCCATTGGGGCAGGTATAAGAAATTCAGGATTAGGTTTTCAAGCATTAAATAGTGTTGTTGGCAATTATAATGTAGCATTAGGTTCTAACGCAGGTCAAAATCATTCTGGTGGAAGTATGAATCTTGCCGATAATTCTATTTTTATAGGTTATAATGCTAAGGCATTTGCAAACAACCAGATTAACCAAATAGTAATAGGTCATGATGCTGTAGGCTTGGGTTCAAATACAACTGTAATTGGTAATAATTCTACAGTAAATGCTAAGATTTGGGGGGCATTAGCAACAGGGTCTATAAACACAGGTACAACCCTAAACGGTACGATATTCGCCAAGTCAGCAAACGCATTATCATTATCATCTACAAACCACGCACTAACAGCGGGAAATGAGGCATCAGGCGTTAATCTTGCTATTGGACTTTATTCAACTTCAACGGGAATACAAGCAAGGAGTAACGGGGCATCGTCTAATATCTTTATGAATCCATTAGGTGGTACGGTGCAATTAGGTGATGGCTCACTAACGGGTCAACGTTTATTTTCGGTAATCAATACGGGGTCGGGAACGGGAGATTGGAGTTCAATAGAAGTTCGTAACGCCGCCGCTTCAACGGATGCAATTAGAATGTACTGCTTAGGAACGGGGTTCACTACATCAGGTACAAACGTACAAGATGCAGGGGTACTTACTACGGGAACGAATATAAGCGGTGGAATGTCAATAGGCACCCAAGCAAGTGCAGACCTTAGATTTTACTCAAACAATACTTTAAGAACTACAATACAAGCGGGTGGCAATACTATTCATACAGCAAGGGTGCAACTATCAAAAGGGGCAAACGTAGCGAGTGCAGGGGATTTAACGTTGGGTAGTGCAGGTAATTCATTCTCAATAACGGGAACCACTACCATTAATGCCATTACTACTACGAATTGGCAGGCAGGTAGCATCATTATTTTAATCTTTGCATCAACGCCAACTGTTAAAAACAATACAGCGGGTGGTGCGAATACAGCGAAGATGCTACTAAACGGTGGTGTTGACTTTTCAGCAACCGCAAACGATGTATTAACGCTTATCTATGATGGCACTAACTGGCTCGAATGTTCACGATCAATAAACTAACAATGAAAACACTACTCTTAATATTATTCCCTTTCTTATCATTTGGTCAATACGTTACAACGTGGTCAGACTTGCAAGCAATGAAACAAGCAAACCAATTAACAGCCGGCCAGGTGTATCTAATGACTGATTTGGGTAAAATTGAAATCATGGCAAAGAGTACCAACGCTTTTTATGAAATCCCTTATAGGCGTTCACGATATGCCCTTGATTATGATGATGAACTATTTGACTTTGATACAAAGGTCATAACGGGCATTGATAACATTGCAGGGGTTGCAAGGTGTAGCAATAGTGTATGGTCATTGCTCAATGATTTAGGGCATAAACCGTATAAACTAAGCCATTGCAGTAATAATTTAATGGTACACTACGGTAAAACTTACGACAAAGTAGTGAGTGCATCAACGGTGATTGATGAAACTTATTCAGGATCACAATTAAACGTTACTTGTGGGGCATCGGTTGGGTTGAGTTACATTACAATTTACCTACATAAAAACGTGAACGGTGTTAAGTCACAAATGACTTTGCAAGAAGCTTCAATAAATGGTTCAAATTTATTTATCTTTGTCAAAATGTTAAAATTTATTCAGCTATGAATTTAAGTATTAAAGACGGTAAAGCCTATCAGGAATTAGAGATGGAAGTACTTTTGAATGAGTATGAAGATTTAAGGATTAGTATTGAAAAAAAGACTAAGAAACTAAAAGAAATTGAAAGTATTATAGAACGATTAAAACAAATAAAATGAAATTCGTAATTTACCAACAAGCAAATCCTAATCTACTTGTAATGTCAGTTGATAGTAATTACAATCCGCAATTAACTACTACTGTAAACCTGGCAATGGAATTTGATACTGCATCAGATGCAGGTGCAATGATTAACCTATTAAACCCAAGCGGGACAGAGTTTTGGGGTTCACGTCCTAAACGCCCTAAATAATGAGCCAAACTCAAAAAACAATAGCGTATTTGCTTTTAATTCTTACAGGGTGGTCGGTTGGTCAATACCCATATATACCATCGTTTCAATTAGGCTTTTTTAGCCATATTCAGCCCGATATAGATGTTTTGGATAAATGTATAAGCATTACCTTATTAGCGTTCAGTTTGGGGTTATTCTTTGCCTTATGGCATAACTTTTGGCTAATGCTTATAATGAGTTTTATCAGTTGGGGAATGTTCAACAATGCAGTGGATGAATGGACAAATCAAAATGAGATATTCGGAATTACAGAAAAAATAAGCTTACTATTTGCATTGTTAACCACTTCAATTTTAATATGGAAACGCCACAAAAAGTTGACCACCAAATAGCAGATATACTTTGGGATATTGCTGAATTTATTGTAAGAAACCTTTTTGGGGTATTGTCAGCTATGGCAGGTATTGCCTATCAGATATACCAAATGTCAGGTCGTACACGTTCAATGACGAAAGTACAATGTGTTACTTCAGTGTTTATGTGGATCATCGCATCAATGGCAATTGTGATAGGTATGGAGGGAGTAGGTATTAATAAATTGTTTTATGGGTTGATTTGTTGGGCCACCCCGATAATTGTTAAGCCTATTGCAGATACGCTATCAATTAAAGCAAGTCCAGTCACTGAAAAAATAATAAAAGGCTTTGAAAAGTTTATTGATTCTTACACTAAAAAAAATACATAAAATGAAATTAAACAAAATTCTAACAACGCCAATCGGTACATTCTTAAAAGGGTTCACATCAATAGTACTTGCTATGTGGGTATCTGAATTGACACAAGGTCATGACTTATTTAGCATGGATGTAGCAATGATTAAAAAACTAATGGTTGCAGGTATTGTGCCAAACATTCACGTTTTAATCAATTGGATTAATCCCGAATACAAGCAATACGGTATGGAAAAGAAGTAACATCCACCGCTAAATTTCATTCATTCATCGCATTTGTTTTGTGGGGTGGTAGGAGTTTTGTAGGTTTGAGGGAGTAACGGACGGGTATTTGCGAAGTTGCCCTTGCGGATACTTCAAATTAAGCACAAATGTTGATGGGCAATTTTGCAAATACCTTGTTATATGCCGTTGCGGATTTAGAAACGAAAACTTAAATAAATAATAAATATGGGAAATGTAACATACAAAAATCAACCTGCTATTGATAAGACAAAAGGAAGTGTGCCGTTGGCAGGAACGAGCCACATTTACAGGGTTAAAAAGAAACTTTGGAATGATAGTATTGAAGATGTTTTGCAGGGATTGTTCATTGGTAGAACACTGCACGTTTGTAGTGGGAAATCTATGCTTGGCGATGTAAGACTTGATGCTGATGCTGAAAATAATCCTGATATAATTTGCGATGCTTCAAATATGAAAGACTTTGTAAATGATAATGAATTTGAAACGGTTATTTGCGACCCACCATACAACGGAAAGTTTCAGTGGAATCACGATTTATTAACCGAACTTTCAAGGGTAGCAAGTAAAAGGATTATTTTTCAACATTGGTTTATCCCTGCAAATCCATCTGGGACATACAAAAAAGCACAAGAGAAGTTTCTTTTGTCTGATGTATTAGTGTGGCAACCTAAAACTTACTTTGGTCGGGTGCAGGTTGTTTCAGTTTTCGATGTCGTTAGCAATGGCATATAACTCATTGATAACCGCTATAACCTTCGCTTATCCACCAAATATTTAATTATTTTTATTACATTTGTCTTATGAATTTATACTCATCACTTGAAATCGAATTTAAACAACCATTTGAAGAAGTCGGTTTAGACTTTAAAAATGAATACACTAATGCCTTAATATCCTTTGAATCATTTGACCTTGATAGGGATGATATGTACGAAGCTATTAGGGGCGTATTGTTAGAAATACTAAACCAATACAGCAACACTAAGCCTACTACTAAAGTCGGGCGTTTTGGTAGGTTTGTGTCACGAATTGGGGCGGTATTGTTGAAGGTAATAAAATTTAAGATATGACAATTAACAGAGAATCATTTTTTAAGCGTATTAGAATCGCATTATTTGACAAATTAACACAAGGTCAAGTAGATAGTATCAATGCTATAATTGATGAAATTGAATCGCAAAACGTAACCGATAAAAAGCATATAGCCTATATCTTTGCAACCGCATATCATGAAGGGGTTAAGATGAAAACAATGGAACGTATTATGCCAGTAAAAGAAGGTGGTGGTGAGAATTATTTACGATCCAAAAAGTATTACCCTTATTATGGACGTGGCTTTGTTCAACTTACATGGGATTACAATTACAAAAAATATTCAAAGATTATGGGTATTGATTTTGTAACACATCCTGATTTAGTTATGGAATTGAAAGCATCAGCATTTATATTAGTTCATGGAATGGTACATGGAGTTTTCACTGGTAAAAAACTTAGCGATTATACAACTTTTGTACCAATGAGAAAAATCATTAATGGAACGGATAAAGCTAATTTAATAGCAAGTCATGCGAATGCTTTTTTAACAGCTTTGAATGATTAAAATATGAAAAAAGACGTAATAGTAAATGGATAAAATATGAAATACCTAAAGCTAATAATCTTATTTATGTTATCACCTATATGGTTATCAATTATAGGGTTGTGTTTCATTATTTTGCCTATAAAGAATTTTAGTTTTTTAATGGGTAAAATAATTGACACGTTTGAAGATTATTTTTTTGAAATTTAATCGTATATTTGCATTCTCTTTCTTACTTTTATCTTGTACAATTAAAGCCTTGTTTGCCGACAAGGCTTTTTTATTTTCACCGACACATTTCCGTCATTCACAGCAATAATATACTATTTAATAAAAAAATACAACAAATGTGTTGTAAGTATCAAATGTAGATGTATATTTGTGTCAGAAATCAAAACAACAACAAAATGTCAACTACAAAATTTCATAAAACATTCGGTCAAGTAGAAGTGATTAACACAGATGCGCAATTTACAACTATCATAATTGTTGCAACTGGTGAACAAAAAAAATTGCTTAATCAATATGCAAATTTGCAAGATGTTGCATTTGAAGCTCCAAAAGCTAAAAAAACAACTAAGGTTAGAGAGTTGACTAAAGAAGAAGAACTGCAATTAGAGTATTGCAATAGAGATGGTGTAATGTCAATGACTGAAAAATCAAAAATTGCTTATAGAAGCGGAAGATCAGGAATATCTGCACTTTAAAATTTAATCAAATAAATAAAACAACATGACAACAAAAATCAGAATTTCAGCAACAGCACCAACAGCTTACCAACTTCAATCACTCCGTCACTTCGGAATGGAAGTTAAAAAAAATGGCAATGGATCGTACACAGCACATCAGGACTTTGACACAGAAGATGAAGCCAAAAAATATTTACTAACGAGAGCAGAAATGTATTTTGATGGAAATTCGGACAATGATGAGCAGGATTTAATCGAAGCATTTGACAGCATCGAAAAACATGGAGTACTTACATTGGACGCAGCTACAGCTGGCATAGACGAAATCGAAATAACAGAAGAAAATGAGTAACGATAAATACTTACAAGCACGGTTAACACTGTGCTTGTATTTAAAATCAGAAGCCGAAACCAAAGGCATTACTCAGCAACAAATAGCAGATAAATGCGGATGGCATCAGCAGACTGTACAGCGTATGTTATCTGGCAAATTTGCGCCAAGTCTTGACAATTTTATTAAACTAGCTGATGCGATTTTCACCGATGAATATTGAACGTTGGTCGCAATTCGCTATAATATGTGAATGGCTTAATAGTATATTTGCTATCACAAACAACAACAACATGACACTTCAAGAAAAAATAAAATCAAATCCTTACCTTAAAGTAAGCAACTGTACAGACATCGCAGATTTAGAATGTGCAATGGATGATTTAAGAGAATTGGATAAAGAATATCCTAATAGCATTGTACTATTGAAAATTTGGGGTAGAATGTTGGATAAGAAACAAAGACTACAAAATTAAAAACATGAAAAAGAAAAACATTCAAAAAAGGTGCTTTGACCGTCTATATAAGGAAATCATAGAAGGAAGTATTGTTTCAGTTCAAATGGCTGGAGATTTTAAAGTTTATAAAAAAGAGGATAACCAATTGTACTTTACTCCATACGAAAAAGAAGATATGGTATTTGCTTATTTTAGAAATGATTTGGAACTTGTAGAACAACCAAACTTACACCCCGTATTCGCTCAAATATTAAAACCATTTATGCCATGAAAAGAGTTATGATTTTAATAAACAAACTCATTTTAGACAGAAAAATAAAATCTATTGAGTTGAAATATTACAATCTATTCATGCTATTAGATTTAGATTATTACCAATACTTAGAACTTCAAAGAATGAAAAATAAAGAGCTAAATAGAATTTAACATACACAATCCCCTCATTCACCGCAATTGTTTGAATAGTATGTATTGGGGTGGTATATTTGGGGAAATAAAAAATATATATCATGGGAATGTTTGATAGCGTTAAAATAAAAATGAAATGCCCTTATTGTGGCGAAGTTTCAGAAATAGAAGGTCAAACAAAAGAACTTGACTGCGAATTGAATATTTGGAATGTTGGTGATTTTGTTACAAATAAATTAAATCATTTAGAATGTTTAGCTGACTGTCACTCTGATAAATGTATGCAACGGGAGTTAGAAAGAATAGGATATAGGTCTGGATTTGGTCGAATGTTTGTTGTAAAAATATTTTTAAAAGATGGAAAAGTATCAGGAGATTATGAAATTATATCTTAACCCACAACAATCCCACCATTCACCGCATTTACCTTGCACATTAAAAAAGGTAGAAGTAAATTTACACTCATGGAAAAACAAATACAAATTCAGTTAATAGACCCATTCGATGTGCTACTATGCAACATTGAACACCAATTAGAACTTTGGGCAAAAGACAGCGACCCTAACCGCATTGATTCAGTGCTTAAATTAGAGGTGAAAGTATTGGAACTTGAATCATCATTTAGAAATAATTTAAATTAAAAAATATGAAACTAAACAAAACAAAACAAAAGTTATACCTCGATGGGGAGGTAGGAATTATTAACGATGGAACGGTGGAGCAGTTGAGGGAGGTGACGAATGATAGAGATTATATGGGTAGGTTCACATACTATCATAAAAACAGAATATTCCCAAGTGATGCCCCATTAGATAATGTACAATACCACCCAATCGCATGGTTCTATGAGAATGAAACGGAATTGCCGAAAATGGTTAAGTACATGGGAACTGAATACGATGTGGTATGTAAACAAGACCCTTATTATAGGCTATCATGTGGGGTAGTAAAACAAGACGACTGCACCCCAATAAACGAAACTAACAACGAATTGCCTAAAGTGGGTGAATGGTGGGAGTGCGTTGAAAATGTGTCTATTGACGGTTCTAAAATATTTACAAGTGGCAAGAAATATAAATGCGAAGATGAATGGTATCTTACTAATAATAATAAAAAAAGAACACTTATTGCTGGATGTAATGACTACCGTTCACACTTCATCAAATCTACCCAACCCACCCCCACCTCATACAAACTAAACATTGATATTCCTGAATGGGTTTTGAAATCTGGTAATGAAATAGAAGTAGGCAGGCTACCACGTTCAATTATGGAATACATCGCAATTCCAATATACACCCAACCTTTCACACTCGAAAACGGTACACAAATTGAACTTACTAATAACGATATTGATAAAATTAAAAAAATGTAAACTATGACAAACACAATTAAACCAACAATGAAAAAAATCATTGACTCATGCAAAACTATTGACCAACTTAATACCTGTATTGACTGGGTAAATTATATCAC